TGTCCCTTGGGCACCAGAATAGCCAGAGTATCCCGAAATTCCTGATCCAGAGTATCCGCTGAATCCTGAGAATCCAGACACGCCAGAGCCAGAATATCCAGATATACCGCTAAAACCAGATATACCGCTGAACCCTGATATGCCTTGGGCACCAGAGTAGCCAGAATATCCAGACACGCCAGAACCACTGTATCCCGAATATCCAGAATAGCCACTGATCCCTGATCCAGAGTAGCCACTGAATCCAGAATAACCAGAAATACCCGATGCACCTTGGGCACCACTGTATCCGCTAAATCCAGAAATGCCAGATCCAGAATAACCAGAAATGCCAGAATAACCACTGTATCCTGATGTGCCTGATCCTGAATAGCCACTGTATCCAGAAATTCCCGATTGGCCAGCTGGGCCAACTATTTGGCCAACATTATTCCATGCAGTGCCAGTCCAAATGTATAGATCACCATTTGAATCGACAATGTAGGCATCATTGGGATTGTTCCCAGTCGGTGGCAAGGCAGCTGGATTGGCCACTGAGCCTTTAATATTGATCGATGTACCTTGCTGGCCAGAGTAGCCAGAAAAACCGCTATACCCCGAAATTCCTGACCCAGAATAGCCACTGTATCCCGATGTGCCTGATGCACCAGCTGCGCCAGTAGCACCGCTGAATCCACTAAATCCACTGGCACCGACTTGGCCACTATATCCAGAAATGCCACTAAATCCTGATATCCCCTGGGCACCAGAATAACCAGAATATCCACTGACACCAGATCCGCTAAATCCTGATTGACCAGAATATCCACTAAATCCTGATATACCGCTATATCCTGATGTGCCAATACCGCTGAATCCTGAATAGCCAGAAATACCCGATGCACCTTGGGCACCACTGAATCCTGAGAATCCCGAAATGCCTGATCCAGAGTAGCCACTGAATCCAGAATATCCAGACACGCCAGATCCGCTGAATCCTGATTGGCCAGAATATCCACTGAACCCCGATTGGCCGGAATAACCGCTGGCACCAATTTGGCCACTATAACCACTGTAACCAGAATAGCCCGAATATCCAGAGTAACCGCTATGGCCACTTTCGCCACCAGCTTGGCCACTGAATCCTGAAAATCCAGAATAACCCGATTGGCCACTGAATCCAGAATTGCCAAATGCTGATCGGTTTACATTGATGATCTGTGCAGCTGGTGGAGTGACATTGATGCTGACATTGTTGTCATTGATGACTGTGACTTTTGTGCTCATAATTATTCCACCACAATTCCATCAGACCGAACAATGAAGAACAAAAATATGATGATGTCCTCTGCTGGAGTCGAGCCACTTGCTGGGTAACTGATCTTGATTCGGCCAGAGTAGCCAATACCATTGGGGTCGGCAATATCCAAGCCTGGATCAGTGGCCATTAGCCCCCAAGAGCTGTCATCCATTACCAATGTAAATGAGCCACCTGTGTAATTGATATTGGTGACTGTTAGAGTGATGGGTGTGGGTGTTGGTGTGTAATCGCCAATGGTGAATGTGAGGCCATTTCTGGTGTCAATCACATTGGTTAAAACTCTGCGAATGATTTGGGCATCGATGGTGGCACCAGTCAAAGGCAGAATGCCAGCATCGTTGGTCATAAAAATGTTCCAGAATGCTTTTTGCTCCCAGACCAATTCGCCAGACAATATTGGGTTGTCAAATCCACTGACTTGAGTCAATGAATTTTTATTAAAAACAGCCATTTGATTCCTCTACTGAGTAATGACGCTCCCAATGTCCTCACTGGGCACGAATGTCTTGTTTTGTTTTGTGGTTATTTTACTAGGTTTTGGCCCTTTGTAAATCCACATAATGCCACAAATCATCATTTCTGTATGTGCCTGTTGGTTTATCTGGTGCCCATGTAGTGGGTGGGCCATTCAATTCTTTGTAATCATCGCCATTGATAATATAAGTCTGCATGATTTGACCCATGATCCAATTGCCATTGGAGTCTTTATTGCCAATCAAGAATCTGACACAAATGCCAGGTATTTCTTGAATGTCGTTAATATCCTCAGTAATTGAGGTCGATGGAATTGTGATTGTTCTCATTATGATATCCAGACTGGTATTTGATATGAAGTTGTTCCAATTACAATTTCAATCCATTGGTTTGATCCACCATTTGTGCCTGGCTTATTATTTGGATTAAATGTAATCGCTGGAGCTGCTCCAGTTGTTGGGCCTGTGTTGAAATATAAATTATATCCACCTGTTCCTTGACCTTTTAAGTAAACAGTATATTGAGAATATAAATTATTGACCAATGCTGTGCTGGATGTGCCAAATGGCCCAGCTGAATACACTCCATTAGTTGATCCAGAGCCATAAACCCCAGTACCATAAACAGAATATCCAGAAACGCCAATTGCTCCACTTCCTTGAGCATTGGCTGCAATTGTTGGATATGTGCCTGTTGAGCTTGCAACAATTGCACTATTGGCTGCCGATGTAAATGCACCAGCCACATTGTTATATGTGGCTTGACCAACAACAGCAGCAAATGGAAACGACAAACTGCTGCCTGAATTTTGAGAATAAGCCAATATACCGCCATATGCTCCATTGGCTTGATTGGCAATCAATGAAAATGTGTTTGATCCAACAGCTGTGGCTCCATTGAATATACCTTGGCCAGTGATATTAATGTTTGATCCACCACTGATATCACCTCTGGCACTGATGGCATTGAAATATGCATTGCCAGTATCTCGCTGGATCTGCCATCCTGATGTGTTTAAAACGTAATTATCAGACTGAATGGTTGTTGGAAATCCTTGGGTCAAATATGGTGCAGACCATGATGTTTGATTTGTATTCGGGTTGTATGTCCCATCGATGGCCCATAGTGACTGGCCAGCAGCTGGTGTCGTGATCGAGCCAGACCATGCCACTGATGTCGGAAATGATGTTGATCCAGTCGTTGGATTTGGGCTGACCGATGGTGCAGCCAATGATTGTGATTGTGTGTAATAAGCCTCTCGAAAACTATTTCCTTGAACTCCACTGTATCCTGATAAACCGCTATATCCAGACAATCCAGACATTCCAGACAATCCAGAAAATCCGCTATAACCTGATGCGCCAGACGCTCCACTGGCTCCAGATAAACCGACTGGTGTCCAAACAAAAGCAGTGGATATTGGACTCAATGAAGTTGATGTTTTATCGTTTCCTACTGTATAGGCAAAATAATATGTGGCAGCTGGTAAAACTACATCAGCAAATGTGAAATAAGTATTATTCGGAACTTGCTGATTGTTTGATGTAGTTGCTGTAAGCCATGTACTCCAATCAGATGGTGATGGTGTGGATACTGTCGTATAAAACAATGTTCCAGTGGTAACTCGACCCACTAATGGAATATAGACTTGTACATCAAAATTGGGCTGAGTGGCCGATTCATGGTGCGCTGAAATTGTTGGTGCAGCCAATGCGCTGAAATAAGTGGGTGATGCCAATCCCGAATTGGGTGTTGGATGATATTGAGTAATGTCCCCAGTAGCATAAACATTGGCATCATAAGCAATCAGCTGCACTGCTGCACCAAGATTGCCGTCTGGCAATGATGATTCCTTGACTTGCATCACCCTAAATTGCTGATTTGTCCAGCCATAACTTGAATTGGTCACTGTGACCACATCGCCAGCATTGACCTGAATGCCAGTGTAATTGGTGGAAAAACTGACAATCAAATCAAGTCGATTTTGCTCAAGTGTCCGATTGGCCAAGTATTGAGCTGTCACGCTTGAATTGATCAAATCATATGAAACAGTAAATTTGTTAACTGGCTCGTTTTGATAAAGCAAATTTGCTGGGGTTTGTAAATTCACATAACCAGGCTGATCCCTGTTTGTGGAATCATTGAATTTGGCCTCGATCTGATTGACCATTTGCGTGATATCCAGCTCGCCAGTGGATATCGAGCCAATGATATTGTTGTCATCGAATGAAAATGATGGGCTAATGGTTTGATTGATCGATACTGACCATAAACCAGTAGCTGCCTGGTAAGACTGCCAACTGTCGCAGCAAGTCATCATAATATCAATGTTGGCCAATACTGTTTGGCCAGTATCTAAAACGCCATTGAATCGGTATCTGGGTGTGGTTGATGTGCCACCGCCTGATGGTGTATAGGTAATCAATTCGTCTGAATAAGTATTCAATGCAGTGGCTGATGCAGAACTGACAAATGATGGATCGACTGCACCGCCATAGACTGAATTGGTAATGTAGTCATACCAAACATCACCAGGCTTGGCACATCCAGTGCCATTCAAATAATGGCTGACATGGAATGTCACTGGCTGCAATGAAGTAGTACCAGGTGAATTGTTGTTATAAACCAGCTGCACAATGGCAAATGCCAAACCATTCATTTGCCGATTGGTCGTT